CAAATCCTTACGATAATGGCGGAGGCTTAGGAGGATTACTTGGTGAAGGTGGAGGTGGTCCAAGTATCCCTACTTTAACTGGAACTGGAGAGTCACAAAAAGCTATAGAAGATCCTAATAATCCTGGAAGTTTAATGCCTATAAATCAAATGCCTATGTTACCACCGGATAAACAAAATTCTTTTTTCGGTAATGCAATGCCAGCAACTCCAATAGCAACACCCGGACCGAGCCTTACACAAACTGCACCCAAAGCTGCAGACCCTTATAACAACACAACGTTAAGTGGATTGAGTCAAGATGGTCAACGATTTGATTCTGCTCAAAATGCGTTTGATGCTCTTGCAGCACAAACTCAAAAGTATCGTGAGTCTAGTCCCTATAGTCGAGACGTTATTGGATCTGAACTCTATCAAGGTGAAGAAGGATTTAAAAATTTTACTAATTATTTTAATAAAATAAATAATCCAAACTACACTGCACCACAATTACAAGGTCAATTACAATCTGAAAATCAATTTAGAATTAAATCTATAGAAGAAAGAAAACAAATAGCAGAAGATATGAATAATAGTAGTGGTGGTCTTGGGAGAGCGGATGGAACTAGAGTTCCTATAACTTATGAACAAATAGCAGACGGAAGAAATACTATGCCATCAATGCCATATAAAGGTAACGGAGGCATGGGACAACAAAACACAATGTCACCTGAACTTCCTTACCCATCATTAGAAGTACCGGGTATGCAGTTTAGAGACGGCGGACGTGCAGGTTATTACATGGGTGGTCAAGCAATGGTGGGCGAAGATCTATCTGACATCGGCCATGGTTCGGATTCCTTGATGGCAAGAAATATGCAAATTTCTCCAGGAAGCCAAGCTACAACTTCAACAGGATTAAATTATTTATTAGGTCAGGACAACGACACAGCTAGAGTTCCGTACAATGAGGGTAAAAAAGTAGAAGGACCAAATCCAAAAGTTTTAGAATTAATGTTAAATGAAAAAATGTCCTACTCAGATGCGTTAAAAGAATTAAAAATAAGAGAGAAACAACAACCTTACATAGATCAACGATACAACATGGGCCCCGGACCAATTTTAGAAGCAGCAGAAGGCGGTAGAATAGGTTACAAGGACGCCGGACCTGTGGTTCTACCAAAGGAAAAACCAAATAGTGATTTTAAAAGTTTATTAAAAATTTACAACAATTACAAAGATTCAATGCCCGGAGTATCTGAAGACACTCAGAAATATTTAGAACAAGATTTTATAAATAAATTAAATGAAAAAGGTTTGTCACAAACACAGTTTCAAACTCTAAGAATGCAAAACCATTATGAAGAAAATAAAGCAGAAGGTGGTCGTATTGGTTACAACAAAGGTAAGGCTGTTAAAAAAGTTGTAGACGAAGGGAGAAGAGGATTTATGAAAGCTGCGGGTGGTGTTGGCGCAGGAATAGCTGCACTTAAAACAGGATTACTAGGGTTTGGAGAAAAAGCAGCTCCGGTTGTAGAAAAAGTAGCAGAGGCTGCACAAGGTGTGCCACCATACTTTATGAAATTAGTAGAAAAAATTACAAAACTAGGAGAGGATATAACTCAATTTAGTGCACTATCTGAAAGACAAACTGTTAAAAAATTTAAAGATTATGAAATGACAACAGATAATGCAACAGGTAAAATAGAAATCCAAAGATATAAAGTAAGTGATGAAGCTAGTTATTATGATCAACCTTTAACCGAAGAAACTTATATGAGTTATACTCCGGGAATGGTGGATGAAGCAACTAAAATTAAACCTAAAGGTGAGTACGAAGAGGGCACTGCTTTTTTAAGAAACGATAGAGAATTTGCAGGGGAGGTTGTTGAGGAATCTACTACTATTTCTGATGATATATTTAAAGAAGTCGGAGAAGAATTACCAGAAGCTGTTAGAAAAACAAAAGCAGGAGATATAATTAATAAAAATAAAATAGGTGAATATGCAGATGGTGGCAGAATAGGTTTTGGTAAAGGCGATATAGTTACCAAAGGAATTCCTGCTCTAATAAAAGCAGGAGAAGGTAAATTTACTAAGGCTCAATATCTTATTGAAAGAATAAAAAATACTATTAAAGGAAGTCCTGATGATAAATATGTTCAAGAAACTTTTCCTGGTTTTATAAAAGAATTAGAAGCTAACCCTGATCTTGCTAAAAATGAAAATGTATTTAAAGAATTAGGTGGTGATTTACCGGAGGGTCAACAAATTGTTGTTTACGGTGATGACACATTAGATTTCTTTACACAGAAATCCGGACCAGGAAATATAGACAGACTTAAAAAATTAATGGAAAAACATGATTTATCTAGAGAGAGGGCTCTTGAGATTATGAAGATGGAGCCTAATGATCAAGTTATGGAATTAACAAAAACAAAATTCTTAAAACAAAAACAAACAGATAATTAATATGAGTAACGATTATTTTAAGTCAAAAGGTTGGTTAACTAACTATGCTCAGGCTGAAGACAGTACAGGCGTGTGGCAGAATTATGTTAAAGAAACCGAGGACCGTGATGCACGGATCATGGAACTTGTTGAAGTAAAAAGATCCGAGATGGATAACTTTAATACACCAGACTTGGACCAAGGAGCTGATTCTATTTTAAGACCGGGTGAAACTTTAGATGACTTTGATGTAACGTTTAGAAAACCTAATTCTAAAGGTGGGTTCCAACGGAGCACGTACAATAAAGGTAAGTTAGTAATAGAAACAGCAGAACAATTAGCTTCTAAAATTTTTAAACCAAAAACAGAATTAGACGCTTTGGAAACAACTGTTAAACCAAGTATCCTTAGAAGAGAAGCCAGTCCATTAGATCTAAGTCAAATTAACTCTATTATGAAAAATAAAGAGTTTGAACAAGCATGGAAAAATTATAAAATATCAATTAGAAAAGTCGGACGTAGAAAGTATGACAAAGATCAGTTCTTTGAAATGTGGGCTAGAGAGAACATGGCTGAAGGTGGACGGATCGGGTTTAAAGACGGATTAGATGTGAGTGACGTGTATAATGAAAGCACTGGGCATATTTATAAAAAAGGAAATAGATTCAAAACGGTATATTCAAAAACACCCACAATGAATCAATACAAAGTAAATTTAAAAGATCCTAAATATTTAGACGAAGTTATAAAATTTATTGATAAAAACCCAACTTTAAATCAAAAAGAAGCTGCAAAAATAATTGGTAGAAAAAGAGCAGAACTTGTTCCAGCAGAATCTTACGGAAACCCTGGTAAAAAATGGAATGATGCAAAAGCTAAATTAAGAAATGAATCAGATAAAGCATGGACAAAAAAATACAGCAGTATATCTATAGAAGACAGAACTAGAGGAGATATAGATTTCAATAGACATCATGCAGGAAGTTTAAGAGAAAAAGTTGGTACAGACAACACTATGTTTATAAAAGCTCAAGATAACTACAAAAACGTTAGACCTTTTGAAAAAGGAATAGATGAAATTCAATTAAAGCAATATCAAACTAATTTAAATAGAAATATGCCTATTGAAACAAAAAAAGAAATATTTTCCAATCTTAAAAAACAAGAAGCTGCTTTAAGAAAAAAATACCCTCAATTTGCAGACTATAAAAGCACTTTAATATTTGAAGAAACACCATTAAGTAAAACTGGGTACATGATGAAAGAAGAAATGCCTAATCCAGAACTTACGGTATCAGAAGGTAAAACAGGTCAAAATATTAAATATAAAGATGTAATGCCCTCATCAGAACAAGGGAAAAAAATTATTGAATTAAATAAAAAAAAATTAAACCTTGTCAAACAGCTTAATGCTATAGTTGCCAAAGGTGGTAAAAAAGGTAAAGCTGCAGCACAAGCTCTAGCTATTTTAACTGGAACAACTGTAGGCGCGGTAGCTGATGATGGTTCCGAAGGATTAAGTGGAGTGAAAACAGCTGCAATAGGTGGCGCAGCAGCTGGAACTCTTGCAACTAAAACAGGTAGAAAAGTTTTAAACAATTTATTAAGCGCTGCTGGTGTTCCAGCAAGTATAGCTTTTAATACAATATATGGAATTGATCTTGAGAGTTCTTTAGACAGAACAATACTTGGTGCAGAAGCTGCATTAGCACCCATGGTGGTAAAAGATGCAATACGTGTAACTGATAAAATTAAAAACCCATTACTTAAAAAAGCTGCACAATTTGCAACTACCCTTAATCCTAAATATGCTTTAAAAGCTGCAAAATTTTTAAATCCAATTGGTATTGCATCATTGGCTGGAGAAGCAATTTACAACGTAGGTAAACTAGGGTACAAAGATCAAAAAAGATTTAACGCATTGTCTTCTGAAGAACAAGCAGCCGAAAGAGCTGAACAGGAAAAATTTGCATTTGATATAGAAGGTTCATAATGACTAAAGACAATCCAACACTTGTAAAAAACATGAAACATGTTAAATGGGAGAGTATCCCTCCTGTTAAAGGACCAGATTCTCAGGGGTTGATTAAAGACAAGAAACAAGATAAACCAATACAGGAGAAAAAATATGGCAGATATCGATAAGACTCTCCCTAACCAAAGACCTGAAGATGAGCTTTTACAAGAGCGAATGGAAGAGGTTGACGTTGCAGACGAACTAGGTAAGGGACCAGTAGAAATTACGGATGAAGAAGATGGTGGAGCAACTATCGACTTTGATCCAAATGCAGTAAATATTCCACAACAAGGTGGAGACCACTTTGCAAATTTAAACGAATTACTTCCTGAAGATGATACCGATTCAATTGGTAACCAATTACAGAATGACTACATGGAATATAAAACTTCTCGTAAAGAATGGGAAAGAGCTTACATTACCGGCCTAGACTTATTAGGATTTAAATACCTAAACAGAACTGAACCTTTTCAAGGAGCAAGTGGTGCAACTCACCCGGTACTTGCTGAAGCAGTTACTCAGTTTCAATCTTTAGCTTACAAAGAATTATTACCTGCCGATGGTCCAGTTAGAACCATGGTCATGGGTGCAAGTGACCCGCAAAAAGAAATGCAGGCGCAAAGAGTTAAAAATTTTATGAACTATCAAATCATGGATCAGATGAAAGAATATGAACCTGAGTTTGATCAAATGTTATTTTACCTTCCATTATCGGGTTCAACATTTAAAAAAGTTTATTACGACGATTTATTGGGACGAGCGGTTTCTAAGTTTGTTCCAGCAGATGACCTTGTTGTTCCGTACACGGCTACTTCATTAGACGATGCGGAAGCAGTCATCCATGTTTTAAAAGTTTCTGAAAACGAATTAAGAAAACAAATGGTTTCCGGTTTTTATTCTGACATAGAACTTACAAAACCAACAGGAACTACTACAAATGAATTAGATGAAAAAGAAAGAGAAGTTGAAGGAGTTTCCAAAACGCAAAGAACAGATCCTTTATATACAATTCTAGAATGCCACGTTAATCTAGACTTAGAAGGTTTTGAAGATATGGGTCCCGACGGAGAACCTACTGGAATAAGATTACCTTACATCGTTACAGTTGAAGAAGGTAGTAGAAAAGTTTTGTCTATTAGACGAAACTTTGCGCAAAATGATCCAAAAAAAATAAAAATTAATTACTTTGTCCATTTCAAATTTCTGCCTGGATTAGGTTTTTATGGTTTAGGATTAATTCATATGATTGGCGGACTTAGTCGTACTGCAACTGCGGCTCTCCGTCAGTTATTAGATGCTGGAACTTTATCAAATTTACCAGCCGGATTTAAACAAAGAGGTGTTAGAGTTAAAGATGACGCTACACCAATACAACCCGGAGAATTCAAAGACGTTGATACTCCAGGGGGTAATCTAAAAGATGCTTTCGTATTCTTACCTTACAAAGAACCGTCGCAAACACTATTACAGCTGATGGGTATTGTAGTTCAAGCAGGACAAAGATTCGCATCAATTGCTGACATGCAGGTTGGTGATGGGAACCAACAGGCCGCTGTTGGTACAACCGTAGCTCTTTTAGAACGTGGTTCAAGGGTCATGTCAGCGATCCATAAAAGATTGTATGTCGGTCTGAAACAAGAATTTAAATTACTTGCTAAAATATTTGGCGAGTCATTACCACCGGAATATCCTTACGATGTTGTTGGTGCTGCAAGAAATGTTAAAGCAACTGATTTTGATGACAAGGTAGATGTCTTACCTGTTGCGGATCCAAACATTTTTTCAATGTCTCAGAGAATTGGTTTAGCTCAAGAACAGTTAAGATTAGCAACATCAAATCCTGAAATGCATGATATGTACTCAGCTTACAGAAGTATGTATGAAGCTATTGGAATAAAAGACATTGATAGAATCTTACCACCACCTCCACCTGATCAACCTAAAGATCCGGCGATCGAACACATTGATGCAATGGGTGGAAAATCTTTTAAAGCATTTCCAGGACAAGATCACAGAGCACATGTTACATCGCATTTAAATTTTATGGCTAGTAATTTTGTTAGAAATAACCCTAGCATTACTGCATCGTTAGAAAAAAATATCATGGAACACATATCATTGATGTCACAAGAACAAGTTGAATTAGAGTTCCAACAAGAAATGCAAATGTTACCACAAATGCAACAAGCTGCAGTTCAGAACCCACAAGCTAAACAACAGGTTGAACAGATCTCACAAAAAATTGAGTCTAGAAAAGCTATTCTAATTTCAGAGATGATGGAAGAGTTTATGAAGGAAGAAAAAGAGATTACATCTCAGTTTGATCATGATCCATTACTTAAATTAAAACAAAGAGAAGTTGATTTAAAAGCTATGGAGGCAGAACGTAAGCTAAAAGAAGATGAAGCTAGGATCAATCTGGACAGAGCTAAGATGGTACAAGCTAAAGAACTTAGCGAACAGAAACTAGAACAAAATGAAGATTTAGCTAACTTAAGAGCCGATACAGCCATGGCTAAGTCAGAAATGTCTGCAGAAGTAAAACTAACTTCGGATGTTATGAAGGCTAGAGACGTAAATGTCTTGAAAGGCCCTAGAAATTAGTATATTAAATAAACAGGAGATAAATTATGAAGGACCCAAAAATAACAAAAGCAGCTGGAATTAACAAAGACGGTTACTGTAGTGGTGGAGTAGATATAGAAATACCTTCTCAAAACTTGGAACTAGATCCTAGATCTAAAACAAGTATAAGAGGAAGAAGCTACATTGCTCAAGGTGATAACGTTGAAGTTAAAGGCACTAAAAGAATGTTAGCTTCGAAAAGTAAAAAAGCTACTTGGTACTAACATGTGGTTATCGGCAATTAAATTAGCCGTTTCTGCTGGAAGTAAAATTTACGCTAATAAGCAGAGAACGAAGATGGCTATGTCAGACGCGCAGTTAATGCACGCTGAGAAAATGGCTACTGGTGCGGAAGCTTACCAGGGAAAATTATTAGAATCTAGAAACTCAGATTGGAAAGACGAATTTATTTTAATTTTACTTTCGGTTCCCATCGTAATGTTGGGATGGTCAGTATGGTCAGATAATCCTGTACATATGGAGAAAATGGAGTTATTCTTTGTGCACTTTGGAAATTTACCGTTATGGTATCAAACAATTTTTGTCGGTGTAATTGCGAGCGTCTATGGACTTAAGGCAACACATCTGATAAAGAATAAGTAACAAGGAGAAAATATTATGAGAAACGATTATGGAACAAGACCTTACATCTCAAGATTTTCAGCTAAAGCTGCAAAGTCACCTAAGAAGCAAACAGCTAACGACAAGCTAGATGAATCTTTAGGATCAAGAGATGGTGCAGAGTCAACTAAATCTCAATCTTACAAAGATAGAAGAGACGAATCTAAAGGTTAATAAATGTTTACTCATTTAAAAAATCTTATCTGTTCATTATTCAATATCAAAGCATGCAAATGCGATGACACAGTTACCAACCCTACTAAACAAGAAGTTGAAAAATCAGAAGTTTTTTTAACTGGTGTACCAACACCACTGCACTGCGGATCTCATGTAAGATTTAGAAAATCTTGTCCTGCGTGTATTGCAATAACTAAATAAAGGAGAAGTAAGATGGCTAAAGTAACAGGAAGTAAAAAACTACCTA